TGGCTAGCGTTAAACCGTCCAATCTGGAGAGCATATAGTGCTCTGGAGGGGTATACTGTTGCCCAAAATGAATTTACTGTATCAGAAACAATCGGTCCTAATGTACTTTGCGCCGCAGCGTGTCTATCGAGTAGTTTTACCCCTCCAGCAAGCTGGAAGACAGTAACTCCAAGCTCAGATTATCGCACTTGTGAGGGATATGTGTTTTTGCCGTAAAAAAAAGAAATAAAACATGTTGACGAATCCTTTCGGTGAGGCTACTATCACCAGTGGAGTCTTAAGCAGAGCGGCCCTGCCGCTTATTTTAAGTAAGGAGGTCTTCAGAAATGGAGACCTCCTTTATATTTAAAAACCAAATATTATAATAAAAAAATATTATATATATTTCATTAAATATATATTGTTATGGCAAATATTGATAAGATTAAAGAGTATTTAAGTGGAAAGAGAAAAGAAAGTAAGATTGGATATGAGCCCACATTAGATGATAAAAATAAGAAAGAGGGAGATACGTGGATTGATAGTGCGGGGAATTCTTGGATTATAAAAAATGGATCACGAACGAGACAATCAAAAGAAGCAAAGATTATTCATCGAAAAATATGTAAAGGGTGTGGAATGGACATACGATTTAGTAAAATTTATTATCTTGATATAAAAACATGGAATGCATCAAGTTTATGTCATGAATGTTTTTTTAAGAACGAAACGAAGATGAAATTGAAAGGAACATGGGATGAATATGATAAAAAGCGAGAATTAAAAAGCAAGCGTTCTGTTATTAAGGAGTATATAAATAAATTTGAAGAAGCATTAAAGTGGTGTGCAGATAAAAAAGATAAACCAATTGAATTTTATAACTCCGATGGTACTGTCGAAAAGTGGGAAGGAAAGGAAGATGTTGAATCTCTGGAAAAGCTTATAACAACAGACATTAAAGATTTAAAAAAACAGTTAGAAGAAATTGACGAACAATTAAAACAAAAATAAACATGTAATCAATCTATTTATTTATATAAGAGCATGACACAGAACGAATTAAAAAACGCAATTAAAAATGAATATGTAAAATGTTTAAATGATCCTGTTTACTTCATGAAAAAATATGTTAAAGTACAGAATCCAAATCAGGGTACATGTTCATTTGATTTATATCCATTTCAAGAAGAAGCATTAAACACGTTAGTAAGCAGTGAAAACACAATAATTTTAAAAGCTAGACAGATGGGTATTTCTACATTAGTTGGTGCATATTCGTTATGGTTAATGACATTTTTTGAAGGTAGAAGTATTTTATGTATTTCAATTACACAGGAAACTGCAAAAGAAATTGTAACCCGAGTACGATTTGCAAATAGTAAATTACCAACATGGTTACGTGTTCCGTGTGATATAGATAATAGATTAAGTTTAAAATTAAAAAATGGTTCGTATATTAAAGCAGCATCATCATCTAGTACAGCGGGTCGTTCAAATTCATTATCGTTGCTTATTATTGATGAGTGTGCATTTATTCAGAATGTAAATGAAATTTGGACATCTGCACAACCAGCATTGGGAAAGAGTGGTAAAAGTATAATATTATCAACTCCGAATTCTGTTGGTAATTTTTTTCATAAACTTTGGTGTGATGCAGAATCTAACTCATCGGATAAACATTTTTCAACAATAAAAATGCCGTGGTATCTTCATCCAGAAAGAGATCAGGCATGGCGGGATAAGCAAACAGAATTAAATGGAGCAAAAGCAGCTGCACAAGAAAATGATTGTGATTTTGCAACATCTGGCGATCAGGTAATTGAATATAAAACAATAGAAGAATATAAAAACAAATACGTTAAAAATCCGATTGAAAAGCGAGGTTCATCATTACAGGATTTGTGGATTTGGGAATACCCGTCATATTCAAAGAGTTATCTTATCACTGCTGACTGTGCTCGAGGAGATGGTTCTGATTACAGTGCATTTCATGTATTTGATATTGAAAGTTTAGAGCAAGTTGCAGAGTATCGTGGTCAAATTACAACAAAAGAATATGGAAATCTACTAGTATCTATAGCAACAGAATATAATGATGCTTTATTAGTTGTAGAAAATAATAATATTGGATGGGCAACGATTCAACAAATAATTGATAGGGGGTATAAAAATTTATTCTATGGCTCTTCAGATTTAATGGTGGTCGATGTTGAAAAAACATATTCAAACAAATTAAATAGAGAGGATAAAAAACTTGTACCGGGATTTACAACCACATCAAAGAATCGTCCATTAATAATTTCTAATATGGAAACTCTATTTAGAAATAAGCAAGTTATTATTCGTTCAAGTAGAACAATTGAAGAATTGCTTGTTTTTATATGGAGAAATGGACGTGCAGAAGCAATGAGTGGATATAATGATGACTTAGTAATGTCACTTGCAATTTGTTTGTGGATAAGAGATACCGCACTAAGATTAAGAAGCGAACGAGTAAAATATTGCACGTCGCTTGTTTCAGGTATAAAACGCCAAAATTCTGAAGATTCTGAAATTGTTAGAATAACACAAAACGTTACAGACTTGGAAAATAAAAATAAGAATTTGTTTGATATTAATAATGCACGACTTTCGTGGACACAACAAGTTTCTCAGCAGACATTTACTGAAATTAATAATAGTATGTTTGATTTACGAGAGCTTTTATAAAATTTAGATATTTATAATTAGAAAAATAATAATATGGATGATAAATCGTTTCAAGAATTAAAAAACAGATCGTTATTTGCCAGATTAAAACGAATATTTAGTGATGAATTAATTATTCGTAATATTGGTGGAAAAAAGATTAAAGTAGCAGATATACATTCGTTAGCATATGCAAGCGATAGAAGTTCATTGCGAGATAGATTTAATAGATTACGATCAAGTTCAACAGATAATTATAGTCGAGACTTCAATTTAGCATTCCAACGTAACCGCGTAGAATTATTTAGAGATTACGATTGTATTGCAGGTGATACTATAATTTTAACCCCACTAGAAAAACACGGTATTACAATAAAAGAATTGACCAAAAGATATACAGACCCAGAAGAAAGATTTCCTGTATATTCATTCGATTTTAATTCTGATTATCACGTTGTTGGGAATGCGTTTTATCCACGTTCAAAAGGAATTCAAAAAACTTGGAAAGTAACATTTACAGATTTTACAAGTATTCGTGCTACTGAAGAACATTTATTTCTATTGAAAAGTGGTTTATATGTACCTTTAAATAAACTCGTTCCGGATGATGTTTTGATGTCCAGTAGTAGTTTAAATAAGACAATTAAATCTATTAACTATTTTGGAGAAGAAGAAGTATTTGATATATCCGTAGATAACTATCATAATTTTGCAACTTCGGAATGTTTTGTTCATAATTGTATGGATATGGATCCTATATTACATTCTTCCTTAGATATTTATGCTGATGAAAGTTGTACGAAGAATGAAATGGGAGAAATTATCAAGATTTACTCGTCGAATGAAGATATTAGAGGAATATTAGAAAATCTTTTTTACGACATTTTAAACATAGAACATAATTTGTGGTCGTGGATAAGAAGTCTTGTTAAATACGGTGATTTTTATTTAAGATTATATATTAGTCCTGAATATGGTGTTTATTTAGTAAAACCATATAGTGCGTATCATGTTACACGTATTGAAAATTCTGATTTATCAAATAAAACATATGTAAAATTCCAAGTCACTATCCCAGAAGGAAATAGAATGGAAGAGTTGGATAATTATCAAATGGTTCACTTTCGATTAATATCCGATTCTAACTTTTTGCCGCAAGGATTATCAATGTTAGAGGGTGCTAGAAGAATTTGGAAACAACTTTGTTTAATGGAAGATGCGATGTTAATTCATCGTATTATGCGCGCACCAGAAAAACGTATATTTAAGGTTGATGTTGGAACCATACCAGCAGCTGAAGTAGACAATCATATGGAAAGAATTATGAATCAAACTAAAAAAGTTCCGTATGTTGACCAAGAAAGTGGGGAATATAATTTAAAATTTAACTTACAAAACATGGTTGAAGACTTTTATCTTCCTGTTCGTGGTGGTGATAATGGCACACAAATTGAAACATTAAAAGGATTAGATTGGACAGGAACAGACGATATCGAATATTTAAGAAATAAGTTAATGGCTGCGTTAAAAATACCCAAGGCATTCTTAGGATATGAAAAAGAACTCTCTGGAAAAGCTACACTTAGTGCCGAAGATATACGATTTGGGAGAACGATTCAACGTATTCAGCGGTTTATTTTGAGTGGTTTAAATGAAATTGCATTAGTACATTTATATTCATGTGGTTATCGTGATGATAGTTTATTAGATTTTAAATTAGAATTAACTAATCCATCAACGGTATTTGAGAAGGAACAGATTGATATTTTTAAATCAAAAGCTGATCTTTGTCAATCAATGCAAGAACAGAAATTATTTAGTAGAAAGTGGATATATGAACATTTATTTGGATTATCGACACAAGATATTATTGAAATTCAGAAAGAAATGGTTGATGATGCAAAAACGAATTATAGGTTTGCGCAAATTGAAAATGAAGGATCTGACCCCGTTGTTAAATTCCTAAAATCAAAACAAAGTGGTAATGCTGAAAATGGTGATAATGATAGTGGTGGCGAGTTTGGGTCTTCGCCCGGATGGGGTAGTTCTGGATTTGGATCTTCTGGTGGCGAAGATTTCTCTGATTTTGATACTGACAATGATACCGATAATGATACCGATAATGATACCGATAATGATGTAAAATTTGATGATGCTGATGTAAAACCTCTTGATACAAGTAATAACCCCAATAAAAAGAAAGAACCAAACGACTTATCTGAAAAATGGAAGTCTCCTGCAAATAATAAAAAACCGAAACCTAGAGATCAAACTGGTCGTAAGGACGCTTCAAAATATCCATACGGCGAAGATATGTTTGGTAATTTAGAAAATAGGAAAGCGTTGAAATTATCAGAAAGAATACGGAATTGTAAGAATAAGGATATCACATTAAATAAGGTCTCTAAATTAATGGCGGGATACAATGAAGATACAAAATCTATATTACAAGAAGGTATTACAACATCATATATGGATGAATCTAATTTAAAATAGTAAAATTTTAATTATTTTTATTCAATAAACATATTTATAAATAAATACTTATAATATAATACAATAAAACAATGAGTAAAAAAGCCAAACATTCAAAGTTTAAAAACAGTGGTATTTTGTTTGAATTATTAACCAGACAAATTACTAGTGATATTTTAGCAGGAAATGATGATTCTTTTGCCAAGACATTAATGTTTAAATATTTCAACGAAAATACTGCATTAGGAAAAGAATTTCAACTTTACAACTTTATTGCAAATCAAAAGACAACTACCCCAGAAAAAGCGGATCGTGTCGTATCTTTAGTATTGCAGTCTAGGAGTAAGATAAACAATAAAGATTTAAATGTTCAGAAATATAGTCTAATTAAAGAGATTAAAGATAAATTTAATCTTGATGAATTTTTAAAAAATAAAATTAACAATTATAAACTATATGCATCAATATATAAATTGTTTGAAAATGCATCGCATGATTCAAGTGAAGATTATAATATCGACGAATTAGTTACAGCAAAAGAATATATTTTAGAAAACATGACTAAGACTAACAAACCAGTGGTAACAGAAAGCGAATGTGCTCTCGAAGACCAATCTGCAGATGTTAAGTTATTAGCATATAAATTATTAATTGAACGATTCAATACAAAATATAGTGGTTTATATCCTGAGCAAAAAAATCTGTTAAGAGAATATATCACAAACATATCAACAATAAACAAATTTGCTGACTATGTAAATTCTGAGTATAAACGGATTGCAAAATGTTTATCTGAAAGTATTGGTCGGGTTAAACATGACGTGACAAAGATTAAAGTAAAAGAAACCATAAATCAATTAAATACTAAAAAGATTGTTGGAAATGTAAAAGAAACCCATCTTACGTCATTGCTAAATGCATATAAATTATATAATGTAATAAAATCTATACAATAATACATAATATGACACGGGAAGAATTAAAAGATAAAATAAAAGACTATATACAATATTGTCGTGCTCACAGGGATGAATTATTAAACATTCAACCTACGAACAAATTTGGTCTTCCTAATTATGTAAAAGAAAAAGTTGATTTTCACTTAAATCGTACGTTTGAATGTAGTACAACTGGAGGGGCTGATGGATATATGACACCCTTTGCATTTTGTAGACGTGGAGGAATCGGGAATGTAAAATCTGCTGAAATGTTTGGCTTCAAATTAGTAAATAAAAAACGTTCCCCGAAAAAAGAATGTAAGAAAATAGCTGAAAATCAAATGTATCCGGGGTTTGCGGGTATTGTTCCTACAGATGATATTGACATGGTTCCCTCATTTATTGATTCTGATGGACTCCCACAGCACAATGATCCAAACGAAGATCCCGCATTAGATGGTTTAGAACAAAGCGCAAAGGCCGGTCAAAATTCAATGTACGAAAAGAAGAATAAAAAGAAAATGATAAAATTTAAAGATATTATTGTAAAAGAAGATGTGGCATTAAATAACTTAAATACAGATAATCCACAACAACATCAACGAACCCAACAGAATATTGCTAAACAACCCGCATCTGTAGAAACCCCTGTCGTTAATGTTTCTACATATAATATTCAGAATGATTTTAGTCAGTTTGATTTGGCATTAAAGAATTGCACAGAACAAACTAAAATTAAATATCAAAAAGCAATTCAAGATAAAATCATTGGGAGAAAGATTGTTTTGCGCGCATCAAAAGGATATAAACAACCCGAAAGTGATTATACTGTAAATGTAACTGGTGTGCAATTAGATTTTTATTATGATCGGTATGTTATTATAGTGGTCGGTCGTGAAGAAAAGAAACAAAAGGTCGGTAAGTTTTTTGTTAAACCCGGATTTAAAATTAAAATATTAGGTGCTGCTGATACGAAAGGAAATGATAATTATCAAATTGCAAAGTCACGTGCTCTTGTAAGTAATCCTTCACAATCAACAGATAATATTAATACTAAACCAAATACAAACGTTACAGCATCAAATTAATAATATGAAAGAATTAATAATTAACACAATTCCATTTGAATATGTTCCGTCCGCATTAAATGAATCAATTGCTGGAGGAAAGTTGCTTGTTAGTGGAATCTTACAACGCGCAAATGCAAAAAATCAAAATGGTAGAATTTATCCAAAAGAAGTATTACTACGAGAAGTAGAAAAATATAATACTAATTTTGTCAAATCTCGTAGAGCGTTAGGTGAACTTGACCATGCTGAATCAAGTGTTGTCAATTTAAAAAACGTATCTCATAATATTGTTGAAATGCATTGGAATAATGATGATTTGGTGGGAACTTTAGAAATATTACAAACACCAAATGGAAATATTTTAAAAGATTTGTTAAAGGCAGGAATATTAATAGGCATAAGTAGCCGTGGGCTTGGATCTGTTAAAAATGACATTCAAGAAAAAGCAGATATTGTACAAGACGATTTTGATCTTATATGCTTTGATGTAGTTTCAACACCGTCAACCCAAGGAGCTTTTATGCACGAAAAAAACTCGCATGTTAATGAGTCGGTTGATAAAAACAAGAATAGTAATAATGTAATTGATCCGGTATATATTAAAATTGATGATATAATCCGTGATATTTTAACAGACATTTAATAATTATATAATAAACTAATATGATAAAATTACAACATTTAATAGAGGGAGAGACAAATTTAAACATATCAAAGGATTTAAAAAATGACTCTGAAGAACCTATTAGGCAATTATCAAAAGAAGAGAAAAAAACGTTAATTCAAACAATTGAAGACTATAATACATACAGAAAATTATTAAAAGGACAAACTATATATGATACGATAACAAAAATAACGGAAGCAATATCACTCGTAGAAAGATATGTGGTTGGTAATTCTGATGAGTGGATGCAAGCAGAAATGGCAAAACGTGATATAAAAGAAATTACGCGATTAGCAGATAAATTAGATGATGAAGCAACTAAATTACAAGCGATTGAAAAAAACATTGAATTAATATACGAAGACATTGGAATTAAATTAGATAGATATTTTGAAATAAAAGACATTGAACAGTAATTAAGAAATAGTAATTAAGAAATAATAATCAATAATCAATAAAGAAAAAACAGCAACTAAACATTGCTGTTTTTTTATTTTAAATGTTTTTCTTGTTCTATATATATTTTAATTTTAATTTTTTAGAACCCAGAAGGAATTTTATCTATATACTCAATTAATTTTTCAAACGATTCAAACACATATCGTCTATTAATTTCTACAACATATCCTTCAGTATTCTTATAAATTCGGATTGGTATTTTTTTATCGACCTCATTTAATTTTGAAGACATATCGGTAATCTCACATACCATATCATACTTATTATTAATTTTAAATCCCATATCTCCCAATAAGTCAATCTCAGATAAATCCCACCCGTTTGGATTTGATATATCTTCTAATTCGAATTTTTTTGAATCTTCATCTGACTCATCTACTTCATAAAACAAATCTTTAAATTTTATGTTTTTTACTGTTGTATATCCTGAATATATGCTCATTGTTTATTCTTATAATTATAATCCATATGAATTTATTCTAGTAATAAAATCAGATAAAATTGATATTTTTTCTTCAATTTTAGTATCATTAAATATATTACTTAAAATATATACGATATCATTGTTTTTATCGGGGATTTCTTTATTCTCTTTATCTTCTTTATTATTATCGGTTGGTTGTTTATTATCTGATTGATTTGTATCTGTTTGTGGTGAATTTTCTTTTGGTTGAGTTGGTGTAGTGTTTCCCGCCACATTTTCTTCTTCATTTACGTTGTTGATTGATTGCTCGGGTGGCTTTAAATAAATGAAACATACATAATTAAATAAACCAATATGCTTTTTATTTGGTAACTTTTTAAATGTATATGTGTTCGTACTACCATTTATAAAAATTTGTGTGGAAATCTCATTTGTTGATCGCTTAATTATAAATTCAACTTTTCCAGTTCCACCAAATGTTTTTTGCTTCTCTAAAAATTTTCTTTTTTCATGTATATCAAATGGTGCACCCTCGTTTTCTACTAATACTTCTTCAAATGATTTGCCTTTAATTGTATTAACATCACTCAAATTATATTCGGCTTCGTTGATAATATTTATTAAAATATCCTTAAATAATATTTGTTTTTGTACTTTCATACGCGAATTTCGTTAAATTTTTAGCTTTTTATGCCAATATTCTTCACATAAATAGAAATTTTTTAGTATTTTTTTATATATACTTATATTTATTTGTAACGGGTAGGAACTACCCGATAGAAACTCACAACTATTGCGGTGGAAACCCACCTGCTTTAGCGGGTGGGTAGTTCATATTCAAAATATACCATCTATTTGGTATTAGAATTTAACAAAATCTTCTTGAAGTTCATTAATAACTTCACAATTAAAAAATAATATATATGAGTAATTTATTAAAAGAGTGTATTGCCGATGCAAAGGCGATTCGTGATTCTGCGATCGCTAATGCTAGAGCAACTCTCGAAGAGTCATTTAAGTCAGATATCACCAAGGTATTTGCAAATAAAATTCGAGAAGAAATCGAAGCAGACGAACAATCAAGCGTTCCTCCTGCTAATGTTGATGATGTATCTACAGATACAAACAACCCAACTCCTAAACCGGAAACCGGTGTATCTAAAAATGTTACCGTAACCGTTAAAGATGAGACTGGTGAGCCGTTATCTGTAAATGGTGTTCCTCCAGCGGAGACTGATACAAATGCTACTGCAGAAACAGATACTGAGTTACCTGCTGCTGATTCCAACGAACCTGATATTAATGATCTTCCTGACGAAGACAATAGTGACGATTCTGAAAAGTTAAATTCAAACGAATTAGATGAAATTTTAAAAGAATTAGCTACAGACGACGATAGTACAGTCAACCCCGTTGGAAATAAACATTTATCGTATGATGAGTTTGTTGCTAACACACCCGATACGTGTGATGATACCGGATGTAATACGGATGATATTACGGATGATATTACTAACAAGGATGAATATGATATTAGTTTAGATGATATTCTGAAAGAAATTGATAGTGAACTCACTGAAGAAGAATCTGATGATTCTGAAGATGAAGCGTATGGCGATAATGTTACTACAGAAGAAATTGCTGAAGCATTAGTTATTGCACATAAACAAAATCAAGAATTAAAGAAACAACTGCAGGAATATAAAAACACATTTGCACAAATAACGACATCTCTTTCAGAGACTAAGCTTTTAAATGCAAAACTTCTTTATACAAATAAACTTTTTAAGTGTAAGAATTTAACGGAAAGTCAGAAATTAAAAGTTATTAATACTTTTGATTTAGCAAAGACTGATCGCGAAGTTAAACTTGCTTATACTGTTTTAGCCGAATCATTGAATCTCAGTGGATCTGTTGTTCCCCGAAAGAAAAATACAACTGTGTCTTCAATCACTGAAGGATTGGCAAGCAAACCTGTTGGGTCAACTAAACCGAGTGGTTTAATTATTAACGAATCCAACGACACAAAAGTAGCACATAGACTCCAAGAACTCGCGGGAATCAAAGTGCTTTAAGATTAATTAGATACTGCTTGCGAGTTAATTAAATAAAATAAATTATATGAGTGAATTGAATATTAAATCGTTGTTATCAAACAACATGAATCCTCAGGTTCGGTTAATGGAAGAAACCCGTGGATTGCAGGCCAAGTGGGAAAAGAGTGGTCTGCTCGAAGGCATTCGTGGGATTGAAAAATCCTATATGTCTGTATTGTTAGAAAATCAAGCAAAACAGTTACTTGATGAGGCATCTCAAACTGGTACTGCTGCAAACTCAGAACAGTGGATGGGCGTTGCTCTTCCTCTCGTTCGTCGTGTGTTCGCAGAAATCGCAGCCAAGGAATTCGTTAGTGTACAGCCAATGAACCTCCCCGCTGGTCTTATTTTCTATTTGGACTTTAAATATGCGTCTGATGATCATCTTGGTCATAAGGCGGGAGAAAGCTTATATGGCGGAACTCTCAAGAAATTAGGATCTACCGATTCTCCTGTGAATGGTTTGTATGGTCAGGGTCGTTATGGCTATACCAGTCGTATGGTAACCAGTTCCGTTTTAAGTGGTACTGGGTCTGTCGTCCGCACTGCCTCTTGGGGTGAGGTGAATTATGACAATGAATTTAGTTCATCTGTCGCAAATGTCTCTGGTTCATTGGAAGTTGCTGGTGTTTATAAGACTATTATCACCATTGATGACAACATGAAGTCATCTGCTAATGCAGATAATGGTTTTGTTTACAATGCCGACTTGAATGCCGTTCGTACGTTTGCATTACTTGACGATAGTGGTTCTGCATATGTAATGTTAAACTCTTATGCAAGAGTTGTTAATACTGGTAGCATTGATGATCCTTATTATCAGTTGTATTTATTTACATCTGGTTCTGCTATCCCCGATGCTTCTAAGATTAAGCTTCTTTATTCACAACAGCCCAATGAAGAGCTTCGAGGTGACTTCGAAGCTGGTAAGACTCCGGGACAAGGTTCTGGTAACCCTTCTGGAAGTGTTGTACAGACAATTGATCATGATATCCGTATTCCTGAGGTTAATCTTGAGCTCAAGCGCGAATCACTCGTTGCTAAGACTCGTAAACTTAAGGCCGTGTGGACTCCTGAATTGGCGCAGGACTTAAATGCGTTCCATTCTGTCGATGCCGAGAAGGAGCTTACTACCTTGTTAAGTGAATACGTATCAATGGAAGTTGATCTTGAGATACTTGACATGTTAATTGGATGTGTTCGTGGTGATCTCTGTGAAGCGTGGTCTGCTGAAATTGGTGTGGAATATAGCAAAACTGTTGATCCTATAACCAACATTCCTTCGTTTACACGTCACGAGAATGTCTCCCCGAACCGTACTGCTTATGTCAAGCCAACGTGGTTCCAGACAATCGGTAATAAGATTCAGAAGGTCTCGAATATGATTCATAGGTTGACACTTCGTGGTGGAGCTAACTTCTTAGTTTGTTCCCCGGATGTTGCTACAATTCTTGAATGTATGCAGGGCTTTGTTGCTAACACAGATGGTGATCAGGCCAAGTTTGCTATGGGTGTAACTCGGGTTGGCTCGCTCGCGAGCAGATTCCAAGTTTATAAGAATCCGTACATGACCGAAAACGTCATTCTCGTTGGTTTCCGTGGAAATAACTTCTTCGAAACCGGTGCCGTTTACGCTCCGTACATTCCTCTTATTCAGACGCCGTTAGTATACGATCCTGAAAACTTCACTCCTAGACGGGGTGTTATGACTCGCTACGCTAAGAAAGTGGTGCGTCCTGAGTTTTATGGTAAGATATACGTCACTGACATGCATGCAATATAAACAAGGTTTAATACCTTAATACAAAAGGGCTTGCAATTGCAAGCCCTTTATTTTTTTTTTTTATAATTAAGTATTATTTTTTACCATTTTAGATTAGTTTTGATTTCTTTTATAACACTTTTATCATTATAGTCCATGTTTTTGCTGAATTCTGTCATGATTTCTGTTAATGTTACATGCCCCTTTTCAGCATCAGATTTATTAGCTTGTAAAAGTTCAATCGAATCTACAATGTTTTCAAGCGTATTTTTATATTTATTTAATTCTGCAGTATCAGATAATCCACTTATTATAGTTGATTTCGGAGCTAAGACTTTTAATAATTTAATTAAATACGATACGAGTGTTTCAACCATATTAAATATAGCAGCAGCAATTGGGTTCATGGTAGATAATATTCTGAGAACTAAATATACGATGGTAATAACTAATAATGTTATAAAGCAAGTAGTTACAAATCGTTTTAATCCATAAAATACTGCTCCGAGACCATAGTAACTATTGATAGTATCAATTATTACTTTATTATTATCTGCCTTCTCTGCTTGTTTTTGTGCGGTATAAATTAGATTTTCATTTGCCTTTGCAAGCTCAGTTTCTAGAGTTTTTGTTTGGGCAACCAATTTCATTATTTGTTTATCTTTATTATCAAGTAAGACCTTTCCTTCTGCTTGTAATGTAATTAAGTCGGAATTTAACTTATCAACAAGGTCTTCCATTGTTTTTATATCAGATATGTTTGGATATCCAGATAAAGATAATATTCGATTATTTAGTAATGATGCTGTATTAATATTTTCATTAAAACTGTTAGTATCATTATCAAGTGTATATTTAATACCATATGAAAATGAAGATATTAAATTGAGTTTATTTGTTTCAACATTTACTAAATTTTTATTTGCAATGGAAATATCATCTATTTTATCTTGTAATTTAAATTGATTTGTTGTTATATTTCTGGGAATTATTGTTCCACATCCCGAAGAAAGTAGTGCTATAAACAATATGGCACAAAATAATTTTAATTGTATACGTTTTATCATAATATTGATAAATATCATATAGTTTTCTCAATCCAGAATGATTTTATATAAATCTACATATTTATTAATAATCTAATAGAAAA